CTGCATTTGTTACATTTAATAGAGCATTTTTTTATATTAATCAAGTTGATATAGATAATAACACACATATTGATGCTTTAATGTGTTATAACCCAGAGCTATTAATTTGCAATTTAGATCAATCTATTTTATACTTTGAAAAAAATGAAGAATATGAAAAGTGTGCCCACCTCTTTAAAATTAAAGATTTTCTTATAAAATTTGAAGAATCACTTGCCTCCCTAAAAGATTCCATGTAACTTCATACCACAGGTTAGGAAATAAGGGGAGAGAGGGAATAGAATAGAAGGGGAGTAAAGGGAGATGAAACGAGATAAACTATAAATAATAAATATAAAATGAGAAATAGAGATTTAATGCAAAAGAAGATGGAATCCCTTGAATCTATCTTGATTAATTTGCAACGTATCGTTAAAACCCAAGAACCCTTGGAAGTTTATGTTACCAACATAAAGAAAGGATTAGATCTAGTAGAAGATTTAAAAAGTATGATAGAATCCGAACCCTTATCACCCGGTGAAGTAAATAGATTTTAAATTAATATAAACGGTTATGAAATTAACAGCAGAGCAAATCCAAGGGAATTGGAAATTATTTCTAAAAAATATTAACCAATACATTTCCTCTCCTAGGAAAGAAAAATTATTGGAATTTTACAAAGAATATGAAGATAGGTTGATCCTGATGCCTGCCGCTCATAAAAAAGAATACCATAATGTATTTCCTGGAGGATATATAGAACATGTAAATAGAGTAGTAGAAGCATCCCTCAAACTACATTCAGTATGGAATGAGTTCGATGCAGATATGTCAAATTTCACGGTAGAAGAGCTGGTGTTTTCCGCTATTAATCATGATCTCGGCAAAATGGGTGATGAACAACACGAATCGTATATTCCGCAGACAGACCAATGGAGAAAAGATAAATTAGGAGAAGATTATATGTTTAATAATCAACTTCCATTCTCCTCAGTTCCAGATAGAGGATTATTCCTACTCCAGTCGCATGGTATTCCATATACCTTTAATGAGATGGTAGCTATTCAGACACATGATGGGTTATATGATGAAGGTAATAAGAAGTACTTACTTAACTTTATGCCCGAACAGAAACCTAGAACATGTTTACCATACATTTTACATCAAGCAGACCTATTGGCTGCTAGAGTTGAATTTGAAAAAGAATGGTTGCCTAAATTTAAAGAGAAAAAACAAGATAATTTGGAGACACCAAAGAAGAGTTATACATTGAATAATAAAACTAACACAAAAACCAAAGCTTTAGGTAGCATATCAAGTGTTGGTTTAAAAAATATGTTAGACGATTTATAATATGATAGAAACTATAATAATTTTAGGAATAATGGTCGTGATCTTAGGATACACGACCATTAATCTTCTATTCAAAAATGAACAAGCTGAGGATGTGATTATATCCCAACAAAAATATATTTCCTCAATCTCAGAAATAATTAAAAATTCTGAAAAGAGATTGAGAGAGATAGACGAAAAAGAAGTTTTTAAATCTGATGACGAAATTGGATGGTTTTTCAACGAAATTAAAAAAATACAAAACATCCTCACCCAGTACAAAAACTAAATTTTTTATGATAAAAAAAAGAAAACCTAAGAGTAAAAATTACTTTACTCAAGAAACCGAGGATTATATTGTATTATATAATAATTCTAAAGATTTTGAGGAAAGAAGTAGAATATATGAAAGACATATTCACTATGCATTTTTTAAGCTCACCCAGAACATAATTCACACGTTCAAATTTTATCATACTGAAGTTGAGGAACTAGAACATCTACAACACGAAATAATTACATTTCTTTTATCTAAAATACATTTATTTGATCCTACTCGTGGGGCTAAAGCATATTCATATTTTGGAACTATAGTCAAAAGATGGCTTATATTATATAATACTAAAAATTATAATAAAAAAGTAAATAAGACTGAAATAGGAGAGCTAGACAAAGAAGGTACTTCTCATTTCTATACTATGGAAGATAATTCTAAAAATGAACTAGATAAATATTTAGATTTATATGTAGAGCATTGCAGTAAAAATATATTTGAATTGTTCCCAAAAAAGAATGATGCCCAAGTAGCAGATGCAATACTTGAAATTTTTAGAAATAGAGAAAATTTAGAAATTTTTAATAAAAAGGCACTTTATATCTATATTCGAGAAATAATAGATGTAAAAACCCCAAAAATAACTAAGATATCCAATGAATTATATGATATCTTTAAAACAAACTATGTTTTTTACCTTGAAAACGGATATGCTAAATTTTAAGATTTTTTTAATTCTATATTTATAACAAAATAAATATTATGGGATCATTAGATAGTGTGGTATTTGGGAAGAAAAAATTCTCGGATATACTAGGTGAAATATACGATAACCAGAAAAGAAAAGAAAAACAAATATCAGGATTAATTGCTGAACTTAAACCTCTTATCAATGATATAGGGGATGCAACTTTGATTGTTCCGCTCATTAAAGAATATTTGGAAATTGGCGTAAAAAACGACGAACAGTTAATTAAAATGTCTACTATCGTGCAACGCGCGTTAAATAGTAGTAGTGGTGAAGAATCGCTGGGGATTACCGAAGAGGAAAAACAACAATTACTTGAAGAATTAGAAAAAATAACCCCTAATTCAGATAAAAAATGATAGGCAGTAAATTTGGCTTTGCAGGGCAAAATCAATCTTATTCTTCAGATTCTTCTTTAGCTAGTATAAACCGAAGAATTGAGAATTTAGCTAATAAATTAATTCCTGCTAGAGTAATTGATGTTATTTTAGATGAAACTCATCCTAATTTTTCAAATTTAGGAGAATGGAATAGTATTGGTATTATAAAATATGAATTAATTAATTTTCCTGAAGGAGAACAGGTTGCAAATAAAATAGCTAAACCCCTATTAGCAAATATTAAAACTTTCCCATTAAAAAATGAAATTGTTTTTTTAATAAGACTCCCTGATACTGATTCTCTTAACAATTTAACGGATAATGAAACTTATTATTACTTAACTTTAGTATCATTATGGAATCATCCACATCATAATGCTTATCCTAATCCCTTAAATGGTAATAATATATCCGAATCCCAAAGAAAAGATTATAAATCTATAGAAGAGGGAAATATACGAAGAGTAACTGATAATTCTACAGAAATAAATTTAAATTCTACTAACAATAGTGGAGGTAAATTTGTTGAGAGAATAAACATTCACCCTATTTTACCATTTACTGGAGATAATATATTTGAGGGAAGATTTGGAAATAGTATACGTTTAGGTAGTACCATAAAATCTAATAGCCAATATAAAAACAATTGGTCTACTTCAGGAAATGAAGGTGACCCCATTATTATAATAAGAAATGGTCAACCTACTAATTCCTCAGATGAAGGGTGGTTACCTGTAGTAGAAAATATAAATAGTGATTTATCTTCTATATATTTTACTTCTACTCAAAAACTTCCAATAAATGTATCAAGTACAAATTATACCGGGATACGTAATGAATATATCCCAATTTTCCCACAATCCTATAACTTACCCCAAGTAATATTAAATTCTAGTAGATTATTATTAAATTCTACAACTGATAGTATTTTGTTATCTTCTAAAAAAGTTATTTCTTTATCCGCTGTTGAAGATATTGGATTGAGTTCTAGAGGAAATATAAGTTTATCATCTAAAGGTATAAGATTAGGTGGATCGGAAGCAAATGAATCTTTAATAATGGGAGATAGTTTTATTAAACAATTTAATACCCTATTAGATTCGTTATCACTTTTATGTGAAGCATTATCAACTGAACCTGTTTTGAAGAGTACACCATTAATAGCAGTAGGACTTAATAATACTATTAAAGCTATTAAAAACGTATCTGATGCTTTCACTTCCAAAATTTCCAAAACTTTATAAAAATGGGAGAGAATACTTTACTTGCTTTAGCTTCAACCTATCTTCTTTCAGAAGAAGGAAAAAAACTCATTGAGGGGGGTTTAGATACATCATCTTTTAAATCTCAATTACAAACTAGATTAAAATCTATTGCCGATTCCACAAGCTCAGAGGGAACAATTTCTAAAACTAATTTATCTAGAGAAGAAAGAAAACAAGCAAGACAAGAAGGAAGAGATGGAACTAAAACTAACCAACAAGGAAAAAAAGATCAAACAGACCAATACACCCCAGAATTAAAACAATTTAATATTAAGGGAAGGATTTATGATAAAAAGGCAAATATTCCTCTAGAAGGTGTAAAAGTAGAAGTAGTAATTGAAGAACCAATCTATTTAAAATTAGGTGAAAAAGAATATACTACTTCAACCTTAAATGATGGTACTTTTGAAATTACTATAAGTCTCCCAATTTTACCAATTGATCAAAAAATTCTTTTACAACCTAAATTTTTATATACTAAAGATGGATACCTCTCAGGAACCCAAGAAATTTTAACACTTGATAGAGAAGCAAAAACAGATTTAAATTTATATCCCTTATTAAATTTAGAAACCGCAGGTAAAGAAGAATTAGCGGCTTTAATAAATACTGCTAATAAAAAAATAAAAGAAGTAAATGTTATAGCTTTAAATATTCCCGAAAAAATAGTAGTTGCTAGAAGAAAAGCTATAATGAATCTTGTAAGTATAATCCAAACTCGATTATTCCCCTTAGCTTTATCTTTATTACTAGCATTTGGTATTACTAAATTAACTCAAAAGAATCAAAAAATATGCCCCACTCGAAATCTATTATTAAGTAATATAGCTAAAAGAAATAGAATAGTAAAACAATTAAATCAAATATTTGTTTCAATCGCATTAAACACTGCTTTAGCTGCAGTTTTAACATATATAGTTAGTCAATTTAAAGCTGGGAGGGTACAAATAGCTTCTCTACCTATTCCTTTAGCTACCCAACCTTATGCTACTGTTTCGGGTTTGCAGCAAATAGAGGAGTTACTTAA